GCGTCGTGATAGATTATCGGCAATTACTGCCGCTCTAACTGCCTTGTATTGCGCCCATTGCTGTTTGCGTAGGGAACGCTCTGACTTGCCAAGCCTAGCCATGGATAGACCTCCTTTCGCAGTACTTGCACCCTCTTGTAGTAGTAACAGAGGGCCAGTCTGACCCATGCCAGAACCAGTGCCACAGCCTATACATTGAGACTCTCAAATTTAAGACCTGCCGCCGTAAGAATAGCGTGAAGCCTGTCGTGGTACTCTTGCACGGGGTATGTCTGACCTTGTGAGATAGCTTTAAGCATCTCACAGGCGTCCTTCAAGGCTTCGTCTTTCGTCATGGTCTTGTCTCCCGTTTCAGTGACGCCCTTAGACCATGGTCCCGAACGATAGTCACGTTAAATCAATGTAATAATATCGTAATGTTCTGGCAATGATCGTGAACAGTTATAATGTATACGTGTGTTGTTCAGTGTTTGTTCTACGATCACAACAGGTTGGCTTTGTCAAGTGGTATCTTGTGGTGTGACACCACTTTCTACACTCTATCCAGCAGAGTACTCTGTCTAATATCTTGTCAATAGATAACTTATGTCAAGGGGGTAAAGAAATATATTTATCTGCTATTGACACACTTAATGCTTGACAGTCTTTTTCTAGAGGCGAGTTTGAGCAAGCCGGAGGCAGGGGGTGTGGGGGTGGCCTTACTAGTGCATAACACGTGCTAAGAATTTCTCCAATAATTCCAGGATACCTAGGCAGGGCAACCTGTTATCGGATGTCAAGTAAATTTTCTAGAAATATTTCACAGAAATACATCAATCTGCTATTGACTTTTACCTCGAAATGTGATATAATAGTAATATCTACTGAGAGACAGACAGATAGTCCTCAGCTAGGCTCCTCCACAAGGGGCCGACACAAGACACCGCCCTAGGTTATAGACATTAATATATATTAACTATTAAATAAATCATAACCTTTAAAGCGGACATCCGGAAGGATGTACCTTAAGCAAGTCCCTTCCTGTACCTTAAGGGGCGAATACTATCTATAAAGTATTTATTGCCCCCCTTTTAATAAGAGGCCGCCCTTTTGTCTAAAGTCACTTTATCTCACATTTCATCGACTTATGCTTCTACTGCCCTCCATAATAGTAATTACGATGCTATAGAAGCAGCTTTCGACAACACCCTCTCAAGAGATGGGTCGAGCCCGAATTTTATGGGCGCGAACATCGATATGAACTCTCACCGGGTTATTAATTTACCCTACCCCGGGAGTTCTACCGAGCCGATCCGCCGAGACGATGGGACTGCACTATTTGCCCCATTTATCGCTTCTGCCCAATCTGCTGCTAATAATGCGGCCTCATCTGCTTCTGCTGCTGCTGGCTCCGCCGGATCGGCCTCCGGATATGCTTCAGCAGCCTCTAGCGCTGCCTCTAGCGCCTCTTCTTCAGCGTCTGCTGCTGCGGACTCTGCCACTGCTGCCGGGTCTGCTGCTGCCCTTGCAGGGGCTCCTATTGAAGTCCTGACTAGTACTAATCGAGTAATCCTCCTTTCTGATAAAGCTAAGACAATAGTTGTAAATGCTTCCGGAGCTAATCGTACTCTGACCCTCGACAAGTCTTTTGGTACAGCTGGGAATATCTTCTACTTCGACATCGAACGGTCTCCAGCCGATACTTCTGGTAATGAAATTTATCTCGTGGACCTAGTCGGTAATCTGTTAGGTGCCATCGCCTCACCCTCCAACCTTGGGATGGTGCCTAGCCTGAGGGTGAGGAGTAACGGAACTTATATTACTTGTCGAGGAATTAATTAATGGGTTATTCAGTTAAAGATGGCGATCTTGTCAAAGACGGTAAGGTCGTAATTGAAGGTAATAAAGCAGAAGATATTAATAAGAAGAATCAGGCAACTGCGAATCTTAAGACTTCTGATGCACCAATGCCGGAACCACGGCCTGGACAGCCTCTCTACCAGTACGCTAAAGATAAGAGCTCTAGACAAGCTGGGTGGATTTCTGTGTCTGGTCAAAAAGATCGAAACTGATGAGTGAACCAGAAGATTCTCCGATTCTTTCTGTATTCTGGGGAATATTTGTTGCTGTATTCAAACAGCTTTACCGCCCTGTGGGCGCCCTATCTTGTTTCTTCGCCGTAGCTTACGCAACAGTTATCAACCCTACTGATGGTCTAGCCTGGATAGCTGCCGCCCTTGCCGGTGGTACAGCCTACCTCCGGACTAAAGATAAACAGACTGAGGCTGACAATGTATCGAAGTAAGACAGGTGGTTGGCTCACTACGAGCCTATTCTGGGAGTCCTGGAAAGCCCGTGGGGTCGATCAGCGAGCCCAGGATGTTAAACCGGTATTTAGTTTGTACGACGAAGTGCCGGGACTGATTAACTGTCGTAGTACGTTTATTGAACTGTCCGATCCGACTGGGTATAAATGGGCAACTACCTACCTTGGGTCGTGGGAACACTGGGAGAAGCTCCTAGAGACGACTTGGTTCGTCGAAGCTCTCGAGTCTTGGAGACGTGAACTCGCCCAGAAGATGACTGCTACTGCTATTGAGAAGATCAAAACGATCTGTGAATCCTCTGAGAACGATGCTCAAGTCATTGCAGCGGCTAAGTACATTGCTGAACAGGGGTGGAAAAAGACGGGTCGTGGACGCCCTACCCACAAGAAAGACCCGGTATCGACAGCTATCCGTGAAATAGAGAATGATGATGCGTTACGTATCGGTCTTAAAGTAATCGATGGTGGCCGGGCTTAATGGCTAGGAGATCCCCTCCTGTTAATTACTCACCAGCCTCACAAGGGGCTGCTACTGCTTTACGAGATCTATATAATCGGGTTTCTAGTACAATTGCAGATATCACCTCGCAGATCGGCCAGTACTTCGCGGAAGGGTTCTTTACTGTAACAGTTGAGACCACTCCAGTAGATGCCGAAGCTAGGATTGCATTAGGTGTTAAAGCTCAAGTCGGTGATGCAACCCCGACAGAAGCTAGTATATTTCTAGACGCCCTCTCCGACGGTACGAGCCGGATCATTCTCCGTGCCGGTAAGACACTTATCGAGAAAGCCGACGGTACAATTATATACTGTTTCGACGGCACAGATGGCACACTCCTTCCGGATATTATTGCTGCCGGTACAGTAACTAATACAGCAGTTATAAATCTTAATGACACGCCTATCCCTGTTAACGCAGGGGCTTCTTCGATCCCGTCGATGCCACCGGCGGGCTCGGCTATTATATCAATCCCCGATGATGGGAACGACTATTGCACTGGTACAACAGGTATTAGCGGGGTGAATTACGGACCATATGATAAAATTATCATAACTTTAGGTGAGTATGCTACTACATCAGGATCTACAACTAATTGTTCTTTTTGGCTCCAGAAATCAGTAAATGGCTCAACCTGGACGAATGTTCCCGAGACTCTTGTACGATATCGTCAGTCAGTGACTCCGGCTACTCAAGTCTTCATTACAGTTGGATTCATCCCGGCGGTATACCCTTGGGTGCGACTCCTCGTTAACTCTTCGGGTAGTACTAGTAACATCTTGAACTCAAAACAAATCGGATTAATCTTAAAGAAGTAACATGGCAACTCCAGCACGACAACGAGCGCAAGCGAAGTACAATTCAAAGCCATCTCAAATTAAAAAGCGTGAGGCTAGGAATAAAGCCCGTTATAATATGGAGAAGGCCGGTAAGGTCCATAAAGGTGATGGCAAGGATGTCGCCCACCTTGATGGTAACGCCCTCCATAACGTACCCTCTAACTGGGGCGTTCAGAGTAAGGCAAAGAATCGTTCATACCCTCGCACTTCAAGTGCCCACAAAAAATTTAAAGGATCTTAATAATGGCTGCTGTACGTAAAAATCCTTCTGCAACTACCGATAATCGTGGTATGGCAGAACGAGTCGATCAACTCCAGACAGGGACTGCTCAAGTCGATGTGTCTGATCTTGTTCAGCTTGATGGTAAAGTTGTTCAATTCGCGACCGGTACTACTGCTGCCGATAACGCCACAGCAGGTCGTCTTGGCGAAGTCATCGCCTCGAGTGTCGTAGTCGGCTCTGCTGTTGCTCTAACTACAGCGACCCCTGCCAACGTCACGAGCATTTCTCTTACTGCTGGTGACTGGGACGTCGAAGGTAGCGTCGGTTTCCATCCTGCTGCGACGACCTCTATTACAAATCTACAGGCATGGGATTCTACTACGACTGCGGCCCTTCCGACATTTCCGACTAATACAACTTTGACAACTAATACTATTGCAGCAGTTGTGCCTAATGCCGATATCGTCGTACCTCTTGGGTATACCCGAATTAATGTCTCGGCAACTACTACCTTGTATCTTTCCGCCCAGGCGGCATTTACTGTGTCTACCTTGGGTGCATACGGATATATCTCGGCTCGACGGGTTCGGTAATTGGCTAGACCTGTAAAATCATCTGCTGACAAGATTAGGGAACTGGCCGAGGCCGACTTCGAGTCTTTTATTAAGCTCGTATCCCCTAAGCAGGTGATGGGTTCAATCCACTCAGAGATCTGCTCGTGGTGGACTAGACAAGAAGCTAAGTCACATCAATTACTCCTACTCCCTCGCGATCACCAAAAGAGTCGTCTTGTCGCTTTTCGGGTTGCGTGGGAAATAACTCGTCGTCCTTATATCCGTGTCCTTTATATCTCTGCTACAGCGAATCTTGCTGAGAAGCAGTTGAAGTTTATCAAGGATATTCTTACTTCTGACATCTATCGCAGGTACTGGCCTGAGATGGTCAATCTAGAAGAAGGCAAGCGAGAGAAGTGGACTAATACAGAAATCTCTGTAGACCACCCTCGTCGTAAAGAAGAAGGCGTCCGAGACCCCACGATCTTCACTGGTGGTCTTACCACTGGTTTGACTGGTATGCATTGTGACATCAACGTCATGGATGATATCGTCGTTCCAGAGAATGCCTACACTGAAGAAGGTCGTGGTAAAGTTAAGTCGCAGTATTCGCTGTTGTCTTCGATCGAAGGCGCTGACGCAGTCGAGTGGGTTGTTGGTACGCGGTATGATCCAAGGGACATCTATGGCGAACTCGCGACGATGCAGTCCGAGGTCTACAATAATGACGGTGAAATTATCGGGTCTGAAGATGTCTACGAGATCTTCCAGAAAGAAGTAGAAGACCGTGGTGACGGTACAGGTCAGTTCTTATGGCCCCGTCAGCAACGTTCTGATGGCCGATGGTTCGGATTCGACCTTAAGATTCTTGCCAAGAAACGGGCACAATATCTAGATAAGAGCCAATTCTATGCTCAGTACTACAATGACCCAAATGATCCGACATCGCAGAGAGTCTCTTCCGATAACTTTCAATACTATGACAAACGATTCCTCGAATGTACCGGGGGTACTTGGACATTTAAAGGTTCCAGACTTAACGTCTTTGCAGCCATTGACTTTGCCTATAGTCTCAATAAGCGAGCCGACTACACATGTATCGTTGTTATCGGAGTGGATCGCGGAGGTAACTATTACGTCCTCGATATCGATAGGTTTAAAACCGACAGAATATCAGAATATTATGGTCATATCCTAGACCTACACCAGAAATGGGACTTCCGGAAGATCCGTTGCGAAACTACGGCAGCTCAGAAGGCTATCGTTAAAGAACTTAAAGAATCGTATATTCGCCCCAATGGTATTGCTCTCAGTATTGATGAGAACCAGCCACGTCAGTCTCAAGGGTCTAAACAAGAGCGTATTGACTCGATCTTGAAGCCTAAGTATGAGAACCAAGCGATGTGGCACTACAAAGGCGGTAACTGTCAGATCCTTGAAGAAGAGATGATGGCCACACACCCAGGCCACGATGACGTCTCTGATGCCCTGGCCTCCGCTATTGAGATTGCAGTCCCTCCGAGTAATCACTCTGGACGTAATACAGAAAGAAAATCCAATGTATATTACCACCCACGCTTCGGGGGACTGGCTTAAATGGTAACAAATAGCCGTGCATTAACGATCCGAGACATTCTCGAACCTAACTTCGATATGCTCGCTTGGAGTATCGCTCAGCGATATCAAGAGTGGGATATGCTCCGTAATCGTTGGCTTTCACAAAAAGATGAAGTACGTAACTACCTCTTTGCTAATGATACTGCTACAACGACTAATTCGACGTTGCCGTGGAAGAACAGTACACATATCCCAAAACTCTGCCAAATCAGAGACAATCTTCATGCAAATTATATTGCTGCTCTCTTCCCTAATGATCGCTATGTAAAGTGGGAGGGCGACGACGAAGACTCTGATGCGAAAGGTAAACGTCTTGCTATTGAAGCATATATGGAGAATAAGCTCCGTCAGGGCGGATTTCAGACGACTCTGAGTAAATGCCTCCTGGATTGGATCGACTATGGCAATTGCTTCGCAATGCCTGAGTTTATTGCTGAGTATACCAAAGATTCCAAGACAGGTGATAAGACTCCGGGTTTTATCGGCCCCAAAGCTGTTCGTATCTCGCCACTAGATATCGTATTCAACCCAGTTGCTGCGTCATTCGATGAATCACCAAAGATTATTCGTTCATTAAAAACCATCGGTACTTTAAAGGCCGATATTGAGGATCACCCAGAATATGCATACCTTCAAGACGTCTTTCCCAAAATTATCGAAGGTCGTCACCGATTTACTGGCCTCAGTCATGGCGACTTTTCACGAACTCAAGATATGCAGTTTGCGGGTTTTGGATCGTTTCTTCAATACTTTCAGTCAGACTATATCGAATTACTGGACTTCTATGGTGACTGGTATGACGCGGCTGAAAACAAGCTTTATAAAAATGCTGTAATTACTGTCGTAGATCGTGCTTATATCCTACGGAATGTCTCAAATCCATCCTGGAATGGGGTCGCCCCTATTCGTCATGTCGGATGGCGTCAACGCCAAGACAACCTTTACGCTGCTGGTCCATTGGATAATCTTGTTGGGATGCAGTATCGTATTGATCATCTAGAGAATGCCAAGGCTGATGCTTATGATCTGACTATCTTCCCTGTTATGAAGATCAAGGGTTACGTAGAAGACTTTGAATACGGCCCTGGCGAGCGTATCTTCTGTGGTGACGACGGGGATGTGATATGGGATCGCCCACCTGATATGATGCTGTCTGCTGATACTCAGATCGCTATGTATGAAGCTAAGATGGAGGAGATGGCCGGGGCGCCTAAGCAGGCTATGGGCTTCAGAACCCCCGGCGAAAAGACTGCTTTTGAGGTCCAGGTCTTAGAGAACGGTGCTAACCGAGTCTTCCTTAATAAGACGAATTACTTCGAAGAGAATTTTATGGAGCCTCTTCTAAATGATATGTTGGAGATCTCCCGGAGGAATATGACTCCGTCTGACACTATCCGGGTTATGGATAATCAGTTCGGTGTTGCCGACTTCATGAAGGTTACTAAGGAAGATATAACTGCTCGCGGGAAGATCTACCCAGTCGGGAGTCGTCGGTTCATGAAGAATGCTAATATGATCCAGAGCCTTGTTCAGTTGTATGGCTCTGCCGTCGGTCAAGACCCGGCTATTCGAGCGCATCTGTCTGGTAAGTTAATTGCCCAATTAGTCGAAGAACTCCTTGATCTGGAACGGTACAAGTTGTATGGTGAGAACATCCGTGTATACGAGCAGGCAGAGACACAGAAGCTCATAAATGCAGCTCAGCAGATACAGGGCGAGCAAACAGCCGCAGCCGCTGGTGGACCTCCTGGAGCCTCTCAGGCCCCTCCTGATCAACTTCAGAGACAAGATATCTTAAATCAACGAGTTAATCGACTTTCATCTACTCAAGGTGAAGTTCCTGGAGCACAGGCAAGTAAATGATAACTGATTGGTTTTCCCACTTACCTAAAGAAAAGCAAGAAGAATTTAAAAATACTGTCCTAGGAAGTAAAATAGTACTTGACAGATTGAAAGAAATATGTTATAATAGATTATACGCTTTAAAAGAGAAGCCTTCAGAAGCCGATTATGATACTCCTTCTTGGAGCTTTAAACAGGCTCATCGTAATGGGCGGATTGACGAATTAAGTCAATTAATCAAACTATTAACAATTAAGGAATAAATCTTGACCGAAGATAATTCTCTATTTACTGAGACGACTACCCTGACTGTTGACCAACTCGTCGGAGAAGATAAACAATATAAATCAGTTGATGAACTTCCGAAGGCTATTGTAGCTAAAGAGAATCACATTAAAACTCTCGAAGGTGAGAATAAGACTTATCGAGAGAAGCTTACTGCACTGGAGGCTATTGTAGCCGCTAGTCAGACCCGCGAAAAACCTGCTAACGAGAATCCAGTAGTCACTCCCGGTAAGACCGCCGAAGTTACTCCGATTTCAGACGAAGATCTGGCTAATCGCATTAGGGCCGTGAATGCCCGTGTTACACAAGAAGATCTGACGAAGTCTAATCTTTCTGTTGTATCCGACAAATTGATTGAAACTTTTGGTGATGAGACAAAGGCTCGCGAGGCAGTCTCTGCAAAGGCTTCCGAACTTGGGGTATCTGTAAAGTTCCTCCAAGAGATGGCAGCTAAATCCCCGAAAGCTTTCTTTGTCAATATGGGCATTACCGGCGAACAGAAGTCTGTTGATGTTACTCCTTCTCGGACGAATGTTAATACGACGACTGCTTCTGCGTTGACGAAGAGCGTTAAGCCGAACACGTACCAGTGGTATCTGGAGAAATACGGTACGACGAAACTGCTCCGATCTGATGTTCAAAATCAAATGCATAAAGACGCACTAGAAAAGGGTGACACCTTTTATGCAGCTTAAAATGGAGTAATTTAAATGGCAGGTACTACTACTGGTGACTCTGGCCTACTTATTAGGTCTAATCTGTGGAGCACCCAGCTCAAGGACGTTCTCTATGCCGATCTGATGGCACGTAGCTACGTTCGTTGGTTGAGCGACTTCCCCGATGGTAATACGATCAACATTCCGAGTATCGGTGCGTTGACAGCTAATGACTATACCGAAGATTCTGCGATCCAATACCAGAACTTCGATACTGGTAACTTCCAGTTGACTATCAACAACTACCTCTCTTCGGGCACGTATATCACTAATAAGGCGAAGCAGGACATGTTCTATATGTCTCAGATCGTCGGTATGTTCGTTCCGAAGCAGGCTCGTGCTATCGCAGAGCGTCTTGAACAAGACATCTTTAAAGAAGGTCAGCCGAAGACTGGTAACCCCGCTGGTTATCAAGTTGCCGGTAACTCGAACCTTATTAACGGTGTCGCCCATCGTTGGGTTGGTTCAAAGTTGCTGAACAGCACTCAAGCCATCGGCCCCGAAGACTTTGCAAAGGCTAATTATGCACTGAACAAGGCTTTCGTCCCGGCTGAGTCCCGTATCGCGATTGTTG